CCGCATGGTCGACGGACACGTTCCGAATGAAGCGACCGAACAACAGGTCGACACGAATCTCGGTGCCGGCGCTGCCGTCGTCCGTTCCGTCCGATGCAACCAGCGCCGCGTCGAGCTTGTCGAGTACGAGCGTGCCGGCGGCGATCGAACGGATGCGTGCGCCGCCCCAGGAGCGGGTTCCGTCAGCCGCAGCCGTCGAGCCGAACCTGTTCGTGTCCGTGTCGCCGCCGATGTGGATCCGCTGCCCGACCGTCAGGCCGAGCACGGTGAAGTCGACCGCGTTCGCCGGCGTGCCGTTGCCCGACGTCAGCGTGCCGATGCCGGCGGACACGGACAGCGCAAGGTCGCCCAGCTCGGCGCGCACGCCGCACAGGTGCACCTCGGCGTTCGTCGGTGCCGTCTCGACCGTCAGCGCGGTGAGCGTCGGGATCAGGACGTCGGTCACGACGGGGTCGGCGTCGATCTCGTGGATCCCGTTGTTCACGCTGTTGCCGTAGCCGAACGCGTACACGAGCGAGGTCGGGCCAGTAGCGGCGTCGTAGACCAGTTTCGCAGCCTGCGCAGCGGTCAGCGCGGGGACCGTGAAGCCCGTCGCGAGCACGTCCGCACCTCGGAACAGCATGTCGCTGTTCGTCGCGGTCGCGTACAGGAACGCCTCGGAGAAGTGGCCGACCGACGTCATCGTCAGGTCTTCCTCGTACTCGGTCGGAGCCTCCTGGTCGACGATCGTGCCCTTGCGCCGTTGGCGCAGCTTGCTGATCGGGTTTCGCGAGACCTTCGACGGGTTCGCGCCGTAGGCGCTGATCGTGTTCGGCTCGGTCAGGAACCAGGTCGGGGAACCAGGCAGCACCCCGAGGGAATCCTCGATGGCATACGCCAGCGAGGTGTTGTTAGTTAGGACGCGGCCCATTGGGAACTCCTGCGGTTACGGGGTGAGGTGGTCAACGCTTGTTGCCGAACGCGATAGCGGTCGCCAGTGCACGCTCTACGAAGTTGGCCGGCGCTTGCGCGCTCGAGCCTTGGTCAAGGAACACGACGTACGGCACGTTGTTCGAGATGAACACTCGCCCCTGTCGCAGCAGATAGGTCTTCGCGATGGCTTCAGCCTTCGCTCGGTTGGCCGCCAGTCGGCTAGACGCCGCGCCTTTGGCGGTCGTGTCGTCCTTCGGGCGGTCGAGTCGGTCCACAACAGGCGAGCCGACGTTCGGGGTCCAGCCGCTGCGCGCGTGTCCGGTGTCGACCGGCGTCGCGCTCGCGAGCGTCTGGAGTGATCGGAGCTGGATCCGGCGGATCACCTCGGCGGTGCCGCCTTCGATGATCGCGCGCAGTTCGTTGCGACTGCGCAGGATGCGGCGCGGGGCCTTCGGCGTCAGGTCGTCGTAGTCGTCCTTCGTGCCCATCAGGCGACCTCCTCGTACGTGAACGTCGCCGTGACGTTGACCGCGAACCACACGCCCGTGCGTCCGAGCTCGATCGGCGGGCTGATGTCCGTCAGCCACACGCCGTTCGGGGAGCGCAGCGCCTGCATGGCAGCGCGCACGACGGCGACGATCTGGTCGCTCAGTGCGTGCCCGTCGCCGGGCGCGGTGAAAATCTGGACCGTCACGACGCCGGTCGAGTCGAAGCGCCGGTTCCCGACGTTGCCGGCGGTCTCCTGCGTGCCGCCGGCGTGGCGCATCGTGATGCGACCGAACGGCAGGGGCCTGCCCTCGGCGTCGGTGCCTTCGGGCGTGTCGTCGCGCGCGTTGTCGTACTGCAGCTCGATCGCCGACGTGACGCCGGAGGCGAGCCAGGCCGTGCGCAGAGCGCCCACGAGCGTGTCGCGTGCAAGGGTGGGGGACGTCATCGCTTCAACCCCAGGACCCAGAGAACGGCGGTATCGGAGGGCTGTAGCTTCTCGCGCGTGACGATCTTCCACGGCACGGTGCCGTCGAGCACGCGGTCGAACTTCTCGACGTCGATCGCGGGGACCGTCGTCGCGGCCAGGAGGCCCACCTGGTCGAGCTGCACCTGCAGGCCACCAGCCGAGTCGGTCGCGAGTCGCCCGAGGCCACTCCCGCCGGCAGGCACGAACGCGACGATCGCGGGCTGCGTGTCGCCGCCCTGTCCTGCGACGGGGGCGGTCGACGTGCCGCGCCACGGCTCGCCGGCGACGTCGGGCACGCGGTTCTCCTTCAGCAACGTGACGCTGCGCCCGTTCGCTTCGACGAGGCGCTTCGCAGTTGCGGCCAGTGCGGTGTAGTCGACCACTAGCGGAACGCTCCCCCAGGCGGCAGGACGTACTCGGCCAGCAGCTCGTCGGCTGCGGGGTAGGGGTGGAACACGCGCGGCACAGCGCCGTCGACATACTCGCGCTCTTCCTCGATCGGCCCCACCTTGTCGCGCTTCTTCTTCACGGCGGCGCTCGTGATGTCGATCTCGGGGTCGGGTGCGAGCAGCGCCAACAGGGAGCGCGACGCGTACTCGGCGCACGACTGCTTCAGGCGCAGCGGGATGCCCAGCACTTCCTCGCCGCGCGGCGTGAACAGGCCGGCGCGGGGGAAGCTCAACGGCTGCGCACCCTGGTCGATGCCGCCGGTCAGCGTTGCCGAGCTCGCCGTCGCGCCGGTGACGGTCGTCGACAGCGCGATCGCGTTCCCGTTCTCGCCGGTCATGTCGGCGGTCACGTCGAGCACGCTCGAGTCGTCGGGGTCCTTCGTCAGCGTCGCCTCGAAGTTCTGGCGCGTGTCCTCGTGGTACGTGGTGCCGCCGGTCGCGCCGCCGATGGCTGCGGCGGCCAGGTTGTCGATCGACTCCTCGATCGTCGCGCCGATCAGCACGTCGTTCTCCTGCGCGAGCGCGGCCACGAAGCGGAACGCCTGCGTGCCCACCGTCACCAGCTCGGTGTCGAGCGGGTTCGCGGTGAAGCTCACCGTGCCCTTCGCGTTGCGCCCGCTGATCTCGATGCGGAAGGGCGTCCCGATGAAGCGCGCGCGCCACCGCTTCTCGATGTAGTCGGTCGCGGCGACGATCGCCTGCTGCTGCCGGGTCGCGCCGATCGTGTCCCACGCGTTCTCGGTCTCGCGTGCGCGGTCGGTCAGGTATGCGGTCACGAAGGCGACCGTGCAGTAAGCGTTCGCGCCGGGTGTGCCTGCGCCTGTTTCGAGGGTGTAGCTCATGACGCGGGGACCAGTCGATACTCGAACAGGAGGGAGGCCGCCGACGTCGACGCGATCGTCTTCGCCGTGGCCCAGAAGTCCGCGCCAGGGGGGAGCACGCGGGGGTTCACGAACGGGATCGTGTAGAGCCCGGCGTCAACCTGCGCGAACGTGCGAATGACGAACGCGGGCGAGTAGTCGTCGCCGGTGACGTCGTACCCGTTGGGTCGCGCCCAGATCGTGAAGTCGACCGCCTTACCGGCCTCGACGTGCATCATCACGCCGAGCAGCACAGCCGTGTGCGACGTCGGGATCGCGATGTGCCCGTGGTGCGAGACGTTTTCGAGGATGTCGATCGTCAGCCACAGGTTGCCGGCCTGCGTCTCGAGCGAGACCAGGCCGACGTTTCCGCCGCCGTACGTGCCGACCGTCAGCACCTTGATCTCGTTCACGCGGAAGAACTCGACGTTCGACAGGTCGCTCGCGGCTGCGCCCTGCGTCGTCAACACGTCGGTGACGATCGCGCCGGTCGTGTCCGTGCCCGACACCAGCACCGTGCGCGCACCGGCACCGTTGCCGGCGTCGGCGGCGTCGCCGCCTGCACGGATGCGCACGCGATGGCCGGCGGTCGGCTGAAAGAAGTCGCCGGGGCCGTTCCACAGGCCCTCCTCGGTCGTGCTGACAGACTCGCGGTGCATGAACCGCTCGACGTTCACGTACGGGTTGCCGTTCGTGTTTCGGACGGTTCCCAGCGCGACAGCAGTCGCGAAGTCGCCAAGGCGTTCGGGGATCGTGATCGGCATCGTGCTACGGCAGCGAAGGCCCTCCGACGATGGGATCGAGCGGCCAGCTGCCGAAGTGCTGCGGCTGCTGCTTCAGGTACACCGACAGGTCGCTCGCGGGCTCAATGTCGACCGGGGCGCTCGCCCACGCGAGCGGGACCACGCGCGGGTAGTTCACGGCGAGCACGAAGTACGAACCCGGCCCAGTGCCGGCCCACCGGCTGTTGTCGTACGGCTCCGTCGGCGACGTGTCGAACGTGCCCTTGCTCGCGTGTCCTGCGACGACGAGCTGGCCGTCGAGCCACAGGCGCGTCTCGCCGGTGCCGGGTCGCCACGCAGCGGTGACGCGCCACGGCTCGGCGCGCTGGCGAACGACGCCGCGCACACTCTGGCGCGACGTGTGCTCGAGCGGCGTATCGGTCGGCACGGCAACACCGCGCTGCCCGCCACCGATGCCCATGCGCCCGTCGTTCGTGACCCAGACGCCGCAGCCGATGTTCAGCGCGCCCCACTCGAACAGGCAGCCGTTGCCGCCAGTCACGTACAGGAACTTGAACGACACCGTGAGCGAATCCCTGCGCGCCTCGACGTCCTGCGCGGGCAGGGCGTTGTCGCCGGGCTCGAACACGTGCGTGCGCGCAAGCTCTTGGAACCCGTTCGCTTTCGACAGGCGGCGCTCGTGGTTGTGATAGACCAGAGCCCGCTCGATGTCCGTCTGCAGGGCCATTAGGCGAACTGCCTCGGGGCTTGGCCCATGTAGACCGACAGCGGCTCGATCACCTCGAAGTTCGCGGGGTTCTGGTTCGCGGTCGTGAGCAACGGGTGAACGGTCCCCGCGCCTACTCGCGCGAACGAGCCGTTCTCGATGCTCGCCCAGTCGCCGCCGAAGGTGCGGTTCGTGCTCGTGTCGCGCGCAAGCTCCTGGCCGTTGCCCCACAGGCGCACGCGACCATCGCCTGCGCTTGCGGTTGCGACCAGGTCCAGCTCGAGCCCGACCGGGAGGTCGACCGTATTGTCGAACAGCGCCAGCCCGGCGTCGTTCGTCAGCCCACCGGCGACGAACGCCATCAGGCTGCCGTTGATCCCGAGGCCGATCCCGCGCGTCGATCCGCCGAACTCGAACACGAGCCCGAGCGGGTTCGCGCCGGTGATCCGCACAGCGGTGCGGAACGTGACGACGCCGGCGCGCGCAGGGAACACCGCGTCGGTGTCGATCAGCGGCACGGGCAAGTCGGGCGTGACCAGGCACGTGCCGCCGCCGGCGTACGCGCCGTTTCCCACGCTCGTGTCGAGCGAGAACGTGTCAGCGGTCAGCGCCGTGATAGCCCACG